GGTAAACTTTTTACAGGCGAAAGCATCCACGTTTATTGTGATGGTTCTAATTTTCACAGCGTAGACCGCACAATTATGTGGGCGGGTAATACAGCTACAGATTATTATGCTCAACCAATCGCTGAAGGTGGCGGGTCAATCGCTGGTGGTTTACAATCAAATGCAAGTGGCACTACCAGTGTAGCATTAGGTTTCAGCACCACTGCTTCGCACACTAATTCCAGTGCAATTGGTTATGGTTCTATCGCTGCCAGTACAAGAGCAATGGCGCTTGGGTGGTCACGGGCGGGTGGAACAGAGAGCCTTTCGGCACAAATTGGTACTAGTTCCTCAAGCTACGGGGCTACTAGCACCAACGCTATCGCGATGGGCTATCAAGCAAAAGCGACCACTCAAAATTCGATAGCTATCGGGGCAGAAACTCAAGCAAGTGGTTTTGATAATAGCATTTGTATTGGGTGGCAAAGCACTGCGACTTCTAGTCGTGGCGCGGCTGTTATTGGGGGCCGTGCTAATAATTCCAGTGGCGATTATTCTGTAGTTCTTGGGGGGCAAAATAATACAGCTTCTGGCGACCACAGCGTTGCGATGGGTGATACTAGCACAGCCTCACATAATAATTCGGTTTCTATCGGTGATAGCGTACAATCAACAGCCACAAACCAAATTAACTTAGGCGGCACAGCGGATACTGTACGCATTTCAGAAACTTACACCCTACCAACCGCTGACGGTAGTGCTAACCAAGTTCTTACCACAAACGGTTCTGGAGTGGTTTCTTTCGCAGCGGCTGGTGGCAGTGATCCAGCGTTATATAAAGACAACGCTTCTGGTGCAACTACTCCCGTGGCGTCTGGTGCAAATGCAGTGTCTATAGGCAGCGATTCACAGGCAACTGCACAAGATAGCCTTGCATTAGGAACTAGCACCCATGTCTTGGGGCAAGGGTCTGTAGCTATAGGAATTGGTGACGCATCTTACGGTGTGTTGTCTGGTGCAGATTATAGTATTGCGATTGGCAAGCAAGCAAGGGTCCGAGCAAACGTAGATTACAGCATTGCGATTGGGTATAGCACAGACGTAAACAATACTACGTCCACTGCTATTGGTTATAATGCGTCTGCTTTTGGCGTAGGGAGCCTTGGGGTTGGTTTAGATGCTTACGCAGGAAATGACTATGCCTTGGCGTTGGGCAAGGGGTCGTACGCAGGGAACGCATATTCGTCTGCGATTGGTGCAAACTCTTCCACCCAAGGGTCAACTACTGCGGCTAACGGAGCGATGGCTCTAGGAGGGTCAAGAGCCGCTGGTACAGACAGTTTAGCAGCCGCTATATCAACTAACTCATCATCCTACGGGGCTACTGGCACTAACAGTGTAGCGATTGGAAAAAACGCTAAGGCAAGCGATGTCTATTCGATCGGTATTGGTTATAGTGTAGTCTCATCTGGCTCACATACTATTGCGATGGGCGATAGAGCGCAAGCCACAGCTAGTGGGGCAATATGCCTTGCAGCGGGTGGAACAGGCTGGGGCGCATCAGCGACAGGGTCTTCCTCTGTTTCCATTGGGGATGGCGCAATTGCCCGTGGTAGAGGCAAGTTTTCTTTTGCCAGTGGTAACACTGCTGTAGGTTCGTCCATGATGCAAAGTGGACAACTTACTATAAGTTTAGTCACGACAAACAACACTGCTGCGGGTTTAAATTCTTGGAATTACGGTGCTGCGGGAGCGGATAACCAACTTCTTCTTCCTAACAATTCCGCATTTGCTTTCCACGGTACAATCGTGGCCCGACAAAAAGCAAGCGAAGGCACTGCATGTGCAGCGTGGCGTATTGAGGGCTTAATACGCAGAGAGGGTTCTGCGGGTACGACAGTGCTGGTCAACAGCGCCACAACTGTCTTGGACAACACACCCAACTGGGGCATGTCTCTATCTGCTGACACAACAAATGGCGCACTTAAAGTGCAAGCTACGGGTGCATCGTCCACAAACATAAGGTGGACGGGAACTCTGTACACCTCAGAAGTCACCTATGCTTAAAGGAGCACCAAAATGGCTATATCGAATAACATAACACAAGAAACTTCACAGTACGGAGTAAAATTTGACGGGGCGTATTATCGCATTGTCACGGCAGCGGTGTCACGCCAACGCGGGTCTGATCCAAAGTTCACGGTGATGATCGACCTTAGTGCTTACGCCACCTCATCACCATCCGACGATACTCGCGAGGTGGATTTTAAGCGTTACCATGCGACCTTGGAACAGGTTGAGGCTGCATCTGGTGCTGAGTTTTTGGACAAGTGTTATGCTTGGGTAATGGCGCAGAGCGATATGTCGGGCAGTAGCGCAGCATAAAAAGGTTCAATTGAACCAAAACTGCAGGATAACACAATGAGCCTTACGATTAATCATCAAACGAATGATATATCCGCGACCAGCGGTTCTGTAACTTTAGATGGCGCGGGTGTTGGTTCTCCAGCGGGCTCTGTAATCTATCACGCAGCCAACTCTGCTCCTACGGGCTTTATAAAAGCCAATGGTGCGGCTGTTTCACGCTCAACTTATTCAGCTTTATTTACTGCAATAGGAACGACATTTGGCTCTGGTGATGGGTCTTCTACGTTCAACGTGCCTGATTTGCGTGGTGAGTTTGCGCGGGGCTGGGATGACAGCCGTGGTATCGATAGCGGTCGTTCCTTTGGTAGCGCACAAACCGATGAATTTGAGGCACACTATCATAGAATGATGAGTACGGGCGGCAACTCTAATGCGGGAGCAACAGCATATCCGTTTGGAGTTCCTTACAACTCTTACCAAGGTACTGGGTCCTATGACGCTAGGAACAGTGAAACAGTAGGTGGAGCGGCAGAAACCCGTCCACGTAACATAGCATTGCTTGCTTGCATTAAATATTAAGGAGACACCGGTATGAACGTATATCAAACAGATTTAAACGGTGTCTACGTAGGCGCTACAACAGCAGACCAAGACCCTTTGGATAGCACTAATTGGCTCATTCCAGCGGGTTGCGTAAAAACTGCACCACCAACTATCACTGAAAAGCAATTTGCTAAGTGGGACGGTGCAAAGTGGGGTGTGGAAAATATACCCGTTGTGGAATCTGACCCAGAACCCAAACCTTTGTCTGAAGCGGAAACAGTACGAGCAAAACGTGACGCACTACTAGCGGCGTCTGACCATATGGCCTTAGCCGACCGCATAACCGACGAGTGGCGCACCTTCCGACAAAGCTTGCGTGATGTCCCCAGCCAATCTGGCTTTCCTAGCAGCGTTACATGGCCTACGGAACCTAGCTAGTGCTTGGTTTTTCCCCTCTCGCTGGAGCGCCTATTGCTAGCTCTGGTAGTGTTTCTGAATCGGTATCTGTTACGGGAGTTGCTGGTACGGGGGCGGTTGGCTCTGTAACTACTACAAGCGCGGTAGACATATCCGTAACAGGAGTTGCTGGCACTGGTTCTGTTGGCTCTGCAACCACCACGGGTTTTGCAAATGTTACTTCCACAGGCGTCTCTGGCACTGGTGAAGTAGGCGGAGCGGCATCTTCTACCGACTTAGATGTAGGTGTTACAGGCATTGCTGCCACGGGGTCTGTAGGTTCCTCGTCTATTACAAGTGAATCCAATCTTTCTGTTACGGGCGTGTCAGGGACAGGCTCTGCTGGTACTGTAACCCCCGGATTTAGACAGTCTGTTACAGGAGTTGCAGGAACGGGCGCAGTAGGAAGCGCATCTACCACAAGTAGCTCAGTTATATCAGTTACAGGTGTAGCGGGGACAGGCGCAGTAGGGAGCGTATCCCTTAACGTTGATTCCAACGTTCCCGCTATAATGGGGGAAGCCCTTATAGCGTTTACTGACGGTCTTTTTGTGGGTGGCGGCGGTGTTAGTGGTGACGCAAATGTTTCTGTAACGGGAGTTTCATCCACGGGTGTGGTTGGTTCCGCAACGACTACTTCTTCAGCCGATATATCGGTTACAGGTGTTGCGGCTGCAAGTGCGGTTGGTTCTTTATCTACTAAAGTTGACAACCCTGTATCAGTTACGGGCGTAGCAGCTACAGGAAGTATTGGCACCACTTCAACTACTGCAGACAGCAATCTATCAGTTACAGGCGTTTCTGGTACAGGTGCGATAGGATCGCCTACAGTTACCGTTGATGTAGATGTATCAGTTACAGGCGTTTCTTCCACCACTTCTGTTGGTTCAATAGCCTCTAAAGTTGACAACCCTGTATCTGTTGCAGGTGTCTTTGGCACGGCAAGAGTGGGTAGTGTTTTAATTTGGTCTAGTATTAGACCAAACCAAACGTCTAACTTCTCTAATATAACCCCGTCACAAACCCCGTCTTGGACGAACATCGCTGCGTAGTTGATTAAACGGCTCTGCATGGGTATAGTTCAAACATATTTATAGTTGAGGTCCCGTCATGGCTACATACACCGCATCTAACGCGATTAAGAAAATAACCACGGGCGATGAATCGGGTTCGTGGGGCAACAGCACCAACAACAACTTTGATATTATAGACCGTGCTGCGAACGGCTTTGTTTCTATTTCTTTGTCCAGCACTTCTTACACTTTGGCGTTATCCACTACGGCTGTTTTGTCTAATGGGCATTACAAGGCGGTAAGGTTTACGGGAACTCCGGGTGGTACTTGCACGGTTACATTAGAGCAAAATGACAAAGCTCGAATGTATATGATCCTTAATAGTACAAACCAAAGCCTGTCTATTACGCAAGGATCAGGGGCCAACGTTACAATTCTTGCGGATAAGTCTGCAATTATTTTAGCTGACGGTGCTGGTTCGGGAGCCGCGGTTACAGACTTTACTGCGCTTGTTAGTATTTCAGAATTGGACGGCATTACTGCGGGGACGGTAACCGCTAGTAAATCAGTTGTCGTTGATGCCAACAAAGACATTACGGGCTTTAGAAATATTACAGCTACGGGAGAGTTGGACGCTGCCACCTTAGACATATCGGGCGATGCTGATATTGATGGCACCACTAATTTAGACATAGTAGATATTGATGGGGCGGTAAATATTTCTGCAACTACAACTATAGAAACTGATAATAAAATACAGTTTAGAGATACTGGCTTGTACATTAATTCCAGTGCGGATGGTCAGCTTGATATCGTTGCAGACACTGAAATTCAAATTGCGGCAACAACGATAGACATTGATGGTGCGGTGGCTTTAAATGGAGCGATTACAGGGGCCACTAACATTACATTGTCAGGTGAGTTAGATGCCGCAACATTAGATATATCGGGTGATGCAGATATAGACGGCACCCTTGAAACGGATGCTTTATCTATAGATGGTACGGCAGTCACTAGCACAGCGGCTGAGTTAAACATTATGGACGGTGATACGTCTGCCTCAGATGTGACTATTGTAGACGCGGATCAGTTTGTCTTAAATGATGAAGGCACGATGAAGCAGGTTGCTGCTACTAAAATAGCAGACTATGCTGCACCTAGCACCACTTTAGGAGACGTAGGAACTTATTCTTTCTTGATGCGTACCGCAACAGGGGTAAACGACTACATAACCGCTGGAACGACATATTCTGGAAGTGTGTTGACCTACGCTGGTGTGTCCCGATCTATTGGTAATGCTATAATTATCTCTCCAAGTGGATCACCTTCTGGAACGTGGAGGTCGATGGGTTATGTTGGTGCGGCATTTACTGGCTTTAACAATAGAGCAGCTTTATTTGTGAGGATTTCCTAGTGACTGCTACAATCACACAGGTGCGTAAGGCACGATCACTTAACTCTGATAACACTCGGATGGATGTGGAAATTAATCATCCCACTTACGGTTGGATACCGTACACCTTAGACCCTTCCGATACTGACACTACTGTTGATAACGACGCAGTAATGTCTTTAATTGGTACAGATTTCACCTCTTACGTTGCACCAACTCAGGCAGACTTAGACGCAGGAACAGCCCTTCAGATCCGTTCTGATCGTGACTATAAGTTACTCACAGAGGTTGACCCCTTAGTGTCTAACCCTTTGCGCTGGTCAGAACTGACTTCTGACAAGAAGACAGAGTGGTCACAATACAGAACTGACCTATTAAATTTACCACAGCAGTCAGGGTTTCCTAATACAATCACTTGGCCTGTAAAGCCAAATTAGGACAGATATAAAAATGCCTCTTTTAGACCTTAAATTTAAAGCTGGAATAAACAAAGAAATCACGCCGTATTCTGAAGGAAACGGTTGGGTGAATTGTGACAAAATACGTTTTCGATTTGGGTATCCTGAAAAGTTAAACGGTTGGGAAAAAAACTCAAACGAAGCTTTCTTAGGTCAATGCCGTGGAATGCATGAGTTTGTAGCGTT